TCGCCAACAATCCAGTGGCGGATTTTTTTTGTAAAAAACAAAACTTCTTTACTAGGCATAGCCATTACTTCCATGATAGAACCTCCTTGACTTTATTTAACAGATTTTTGTCTGTAACCTTATCTCCCAATACCCCGACTTCAGCAACCAGCTCATTGATGTTATTTTTGTAAAATGCAATAGCTGCATTATCGCTGATGCTATAAAGATAATTATAGTCATGTTTCAATTGTTCCTTAACATACGACACTAATGGGGAATTCAATTCAGACATTGCTTGTTCGACACTATTATAGCGCTTTTTATTGGCTTTGTAAAATGCTTTAGCAGAATCCCAATGTTTTTTATGCGCTAGTTCATGAACCATGGTTTCTTTTATGTTTTGAGCGGCAAAAAAATTATCAGATAGAACTTTAGCAAATTCTATTTCCGAATGAAGTGCGTCACTCACAAATATAATATCCTGCTTATAATCATACCCAGCTAAACCACGGATTTTTGATTTTTTCAAAAAAACAAATGTTGGGGTTGAAAAATCATTTAACTCTTTAAGACTTGACTGAACATTGGAGACAGTATCTCTGATTTTCTTTGTGTCATCCTGTACCCAAAAATCAAACTCGGTACCGCTAAGTTTTTTGGCATTCAGTCGAATATCATCTCCAACAACGAAAGACCGTCGTTTTGCCATTAAATCAATTGGACTCATACCGTGATTATACATCTTTTCCCTGCCTTTAGCAACATGATTGTTGTTCGAAACTTTATGATCTGTATCATTATCCCTCTCATATCGGTGTGCATCTTTCCTAAAATGCGGTACTGTCGTACATCGACAGTTAGGATGAAATGGTGGTGCGTTCAATGCTGGCACCAACTCAGATACTTTAAATATTTTCCCGTTAAACGGTTGACAGATATGACATGCTTTTAATTCAGTCATAACTTCAAATTCTTCAACACCGTTCGTTTCATAGTTCGATTTCTGAGCCTCTGAATATACCCTTGCTGATTCTGTCACTGCTAACCGTCTAGCGTAGCTATAGGAAACATCAAACTCTTTTTTAAGATTGTTAATCAGAACGTTTGTGCCTTTACCTCTCAAAACGGTATCAGCAACTCCTTTTTTAACAATGTTTCTTAATTCGTTCTGTCTTTCCCAAACTCTAGACGACCACGTTGCATTGTTGAAATTGGCATACACGATAGAGTCAGCAGATACTTTTGAAGATTCAAAACTTCCGAGTGTCATATTCAAAACACCAGCACTAAACAGATTTTCACGTCTGATTGATTCAATCAAGTGCTTATCAATGATTTCAAACTCACTCAAAGCTAAATCATACTGATGCAACTTGATATTCGCTTGAAGCACTTCAAGACGACTTGTTTTCATCTTCAAGTTATACAATCTCATCAAGTCGTTTTCTGCTTTCGTGAAATCCTTGCTAGTTACTTTCTGGCCACGTTTTCTCAAACGATTAGCGCGCTCGACTAACTGCTTAGCTTTAAACCCGACATTAACCATATCAAGACTATCTGCTCGTTGTTTAGCTTCTAACTTTGTGATGCCTTCTTTATCAGCATACCTTTGCCAAAAACTATCGATTTCCTTTTGAATGTTGTTGGCGTGTTGTTGATAGACACCCTGCAATTGATAAGCTACTCTCTTATCCGCTAGCTCTCTAGCCTTCTCTTCAGCACGATACCTATCTTCCCAATACTTACTGTCCAACATCTGCTATAACTTTCTGACTTTCGCCTATTTCGGCATCTGAGTAGATTTTTTGTTTTTCTAAGCGTGTTTCAAGGTCGCCCATAGCTTCCTCTTCACGCTCCATTCTTTCGATTTCTTTCTGCGGATCATCAATGATAGATAGAACAGATAACTTCGTTTCCTCTGACACTTGACCAGATAACTGTCCGACAATCTGCGCTTCTTCTAGAATGTTTCTAGGTACATTTCTAGTAAACGTGTAAGTCAATCCTGTCCATGCATCCTCGTAAACAGTAGTCAAAGGAACACTAAACACGATTTGATACAATCGGTTAAATGCGGATTGTAGTTTTCTGTCTTTCATTCGAGCAAGATTGTCCATAGCTTGTAACTTGAAAGCGAGAGCAGTTCCAGATGAATTCCCGAATTCAGCTTCAGACAGATTGGCTACCATTGAGATAGCGAAAATAGACTCTTTCAATAAACTAATTAAATTCTCTTGCGTTGTATCAGAACTTGGCTTTTCAAGGAAAGCAACTTCTGGCAAAGCACCGTCGCCATTCTTCCACAGATTGAAAATTCTGTTCTCTCTAATCTGACTAGCGTCTTCTTCCTTTAGCTCTACTCCTAGAACTTTCAAATAAGCGTCCGCAAAGTAGTCTACATCGTTCGCTTTCTCGCTTGCTGCTTTATTTAAAGCATTAATCAATGTTTTTACACTCTCGAAAATACATTGTCGCTCTTCATTTTCAATCAATTCAACTACTGGGATTGAGTTGTAAATATGTTGAGTACGTTCTCCAAATCTTACCGCCCCACCAGTTGTAAATGTAGCTTCAATGATTTCATCGTTTGTGATAACTTGTCCCACGCCGGCTTGATTATTCTCATTAAACGTATATCTAACTGCAAATAACGGTCTTTCTTCAATGCTGTTATCATGTACGATGAACATATTGATAGGACTGTTATACGTCGCTCTAGTTTGTTTGTACTCGTCTTGGTAAACGTAGATGAACGCATGACCAAACACACTAGACATCTTAGCAAGTTCGAACTCTGAATCTTCCATGTCGTTAATCTTACGGAAATCAGCAACAAAATTGCTCACGTTTTCATCTTCGTGCTTGATTTTAACAGGAACACCAAGCTGATAACCTGTGAACGTATCGACAATGTACTTAGCGTAATTAAAAACCAGACGATTGTCAGGCTTCCAACTATCTTTCTTAGGCATTTTCAAAACTTCATGTTGTGAGAGGTACATATCCTCACTCTCTACATAATTCTTAACTAGCTTACTCATGTGAAGCCTAACCGCTTCAGTAACGACTTCTTCGGTCACTACATCGCTATTGGTTGTAATTACTTTTCGCTTGTTTACAAAAACTTTTGCCAATTTTCAAAAACCTCCTTTGAATAATTTGATGTTTGATTTATATATTCTGTCTTGCAAAGCGTATCTTATCGCATCGATGCAGTGGTTATAGCTATCTACTGGCTCATTGATGTACTCATTTGTCTTCTTGTCTTTCTTCCAAGTATAATTTTCAAGTTCTTCAATCAGCTTCACGCATCTTTCATCAACAATCCAATCGTACTGTAAGAGATACTGAATCCCTTGTATAACTGATCCAGGACCTTTTTGCACATCAACAACCCGAGGGATTCCAAGATTTCGCAATTCCTGATTCGATTTCTTTTCAGCACTATCTGCTCGTATCTGCTCTTTGGCATACCCGAGAGCCTTGATACTTTCAGCAATCTTATCATTCGTCAATCCTTTTTTTACAAACTCCTCAACAGCGTATAAGCGCTTGTTAGCATCGTCTATCCTTACATGAAGCAAGGCTGACGGGTCATTGATAAAACCGTAGTCAAGACCAAAAAAAGCTGGCAAGTGCGCCAACTCGTCTTTATTAATCAATCGTTTTTCATACTTAGGGAATACCAATTTATCAAGTGTCGCAAACTCTCCTAAAGCGTAAATCTTGTAGTACGCTTCGTTTCTGTTGGATAGTTCCTCGATATTCTCTTTAGTTAAGTCGTCCAAGAAACGATTATCTTTATACGTCGTTTGATAAACCACTGTATTCTTAGGATCTCTCACAAAAAAAGCATTATATACCCAGTTTGCTTTGGATACCGGGTTAAACATCAAATAGATTTGTTTCTGTTTATGCACTTTATCCCTTAAACGCAACGTTAGCTGCGTGTAATCATCAAGCGTAAACTCAGACGCTTCTTCCATGACCACGTCGGAAATGCCTTTGATAGACTTAATCTTCTCTGGGTTATCCATCCCTTTGAAAATCAACTCCGCCCCATTCGGCAGTTCGATACGAAAAGCACTCATGTTAACCTTGCACAAATTAAGTATCCCAAAATAAGATAATGTCGCTTGAACATCCGCAAACACTGAGTCACGTACCGTAGAAGCAACTTTACGCAACACTAATATTTTCCGTGGTTTGTTCCATGACTTGAGCGCTTTAAGAATTATCTTTTGAAACACTCCGTGACTTTTGCCAGACGAAGCCCCGCCGTAATGCACCTCTGTGAAGGTGTCGTAGTCAAATAGATGTTCATAGATATGCTTATTGAAAACACGATTAGGACGGTCGATGATGATGTTGATTTTCGGGTTAGTCTTCGTCATCATCCCAATCACCTACTTTGATGTCGATGTTCTTTTGAGTGATTTCTTGCCTATCCAAGAACAAACCGTAACGCTTGCCAAGGTCAACCGCTGCACTCTTTCTCGTGGACACATTCGGTTTAGCATCCATGACTTTTTGATAGCCGTCACCGTCAAGCACCAATAAAGGCTCTGTGATTTCACCACGCATGACTGCCGTTAAAAACTCAAGCACTTCTTGCTGATCTGCAACACGCTCGGACTTTAACTTTTCTAGTTGTTCATCTATATAGGCTTTTATGTTAGCTTTTGCAAGCAATCGACTTCCATTCGCTCTTGCGACATCATCGTTCTTAATATTCGGATAAGCCTTTTTATAAGCCTGAGTAGCATTCAAGCTGATGATGTACTCATCGGCAAATTTCTGTTGTTTTTCGGTCATCCCCATTTTCCATCACCTCATTTCTATATTTAAACAATAACAAAAAACCCCGGGAGTGGAGGACCCGAGGTAAAAATAAATGTAGGAGTTTTCACATTATGACAAGATGATACCGTTTCTTACACCTTTTCACAATATCAATATATCACTTTTAAAGTGGGACAACAACGCTTTTTCGTCCCTTTCTAAACTTCTCCTAATTTTTCAAGCAATATGTGACAGGCTCTATCACATGCACGCATGATTACGTTCTTATTCGTGAAGTGTTTCTTCGCAAGTGATCGATAATCGTATACATCATCGAAATAGTATTCTGTGACAAATTCTCTTTGTTTTTCGTCAAGCTCTTCGAGAGTTTCTTCCACACATCGCTTCCAAAAGACTCGATTTTGAATATACTTGTCACTCTCGAAACGAATGAGTTCGCTTTCCGCTGCTTTCGAATTCGTTCCCTTCGCACGGATCCACGCATTCACATCTTCTTCCTTGTGACATAGCATATCGAATTTTCTCGATGTGATTTCTCGGTCATAATATGGATATTCTCTGAATCGAATCTCAGCGATTTTCTTATCTTTCATTCCATCAGCCTTTCTAATCTATCGACTTGAAATCCCATCCAAGCCTTATCCGGATTATCAAATTCATCGTCAATCACTACTGCAGGAAGTGAGCTATATCCGTAGTGTTTGAGCAATTCAAACGCTCCTGGATTCGCTTCGATGTCCACATTTTCGTACTCTACTTTGTTTTGGTCAAGATACATCTTTGTGTACATACAATCCATGCATCTAGGCTTTGAGTAAACTGTTATCATTTACCATCCTCCTTTGTTGAAGTAACAAATCCCCATATTTTTTGTGTGCGGAATTTTGCTCTTTTCTTTTGACCTGTTGACATACAAACGTAAGTAAAAATTATAAATTCCACGTCATCTCTCAAAATAGTTGCATTTTCAAATCTTAGTGTTCTCCCATTTTCTAAATGTAAAGTTAGTTCCATTTATTATTCC